ATGAAGCGACGCGGAACTCCGGAGGCAGACCTGCAGCGCGCTGTCGTGACCGCGCTGCGTTTCGCCCTGCCCAAGGGCGCCATCATTCATCACTGTGCCAATGAAGTGACTGAGGCTGGCCCGCGCGGGGCCAAGCGGCAGGCCATTCTGTCTGGCATGGGGGTTTACCCCGGTTTTGCGGATCTGGTGGTGCTTTGTCACGGGAGGGTTCTGTTCCTTGAGCTGAAATCTCCCAAGGGGCGCCTCAGCCCCGCGCAAGAAGCCTTTCGCGATACTGTGATTGCCCAGGGCTTTGGCTGGGCGCTGGTGCGGTCTTTAGACGATGCGCTGGGCGCCTTGGCAGATCATGGCCTCACAACGCGTGTTGCCGCTCCAGGTCGGAGGGACGCGCCATGAGCCATGCCGCCACCAACTGGGCCATCCAGCAGCGCGGGCTGAAGCCTGCCACCAAGATTGTCCTCTGGCATCTTTGCGACCGGCACAACCCAGACTTCGGCTGCTTCCCGACACAAGCCCGCTTGGCCGAGGACGCGGAAATGTCGATCTCCTCGCTGAACGATCACCTCAAGAAACTTGAAGCTCTCGGACTCATTCGACGCATTCAATGCCAAGACCATCGCACCAGACGCCGCCAAGCCACACGCTACATCTTGGGGTTTGAAATGGCAGCCCTACAAGAGCCACTTCCAGAAATCGGAGATGGAAAGGAGGGCGCAGACTGGGAAAATAACTCCGAGCCGTGTCCAGAATTCGGAGACGGAGCCAACTCCGAATTTGAGGCCGACCCATCTCCGAAAAATCGCCAAAGCCATCTCCGAAATTCGGAGACTAACCTTGTAAGGGAACCTTTAAGGGAACCAGTAAAGGAGGAGGAGGACGCGCGAGCGCGCGAAACTGCATTTGATGATTTTTTCGGATCGCTACTGGCTGCGCTGGGCTTTGACCCTCACGGGCCTCTTCCTGGCTGGTGGCAGGGTTGGCCGCCTCGGGAGCACGTTCGGCGCTGGCAAACTGACCTTGGGCTGACCGAGGCCGAGATCCTTGAAGCCGCCGAGGCATCTCGCCACGAACACCCTGAACCGCCAGATGGGCCCAAGGCGCTGGATCGCATCATGCAGCGCGCTGCCCAGCGCAAGGCGGATGAAAAGCCAAGGGGTCGGCGAAAAGCGCCCAAACCTGCGAAGCCAGAATGCCAGCCGATCACTGATCTGCCCGCCTTCTACGCCGATTGGGTGCAATCGGGAAAATACCTTCCGCCCAGCGCAATCAGCAACGGCATGCGCGACCAGATGCTCGCCCGCGGCCTCGTCACACCAGAGCAACTTCGTGTGCGGGGCATCCAATGAAACACGATCGCAATCTTCACACCCACTCTACGCGCCCCGGTCATGGGCGACCAAAGCGCGTCATGTCCGTGCAGCAGGCACTGGAATGGGCGTTTCGCGTTGAGCATGCGCAACTGGAACTGCCAGAGCCGCCGGATCCGGAGCGTGGCCAAGGATTTGGCTTCGGTCTCGAATACGTGCTCATGCAGCGGGCGGTGCTGGGCTGCAAAATCGACGGCGGCCAGCACAAGACCGGCACTTACACCCACGAGGACGCCGAAGTGATCGCCGCCACCGTTGCCGGGACGCCCGATCACCTCGGCGGCAAGCGCATGGCTATACGTGTGGCGGAGCTCGCCCGCGCTGGGCTCACGCCGGATTGGATGCCAGGGGCTGTGCCACGCTGCGTTCCAGTGGACATCAAGCGTAACCGCCATGGGGATCGCGCCGTCAGCATCGTTGTGGGAACCGAGCGCGTGCTGGTGAAAGGGAAGTGGCGGACCGTCGAAGTGCGGGCATGTCCTGTGACCTACAGGCCAGATGTACGCCAGATTGAGACCGCGCGGCGGGACTACAGCGACTGGTGGCGGGTACTGGGCTGGGTTCGGGATGGGCTCATCGCAGGTGGGATGTTGACCGAAGTGCATGTGACAAATGGGATCCCAAGCGCCAAGCCATGGGAGTTGCGTTGAAGACTGTTAGTATGGGCGGGAAGCGGACTTTCTCCGCAATCGCGAACCAATCGTATCACGGCCGTGGAAGCCGGCATTTCAAAACCCTCGACGCAGGGCGCTAACCTCTGCGCTGCCGCAAGTCGGCTCGGAGCCCGGAGCGGCCAGTTGGATGGCGGGTGTGCGAAGTTGAGGTCGCCACGTTTTGCAGCATCTAGGGCTTAGTTTTTGTCAAAGTTCCTGCCACGTATTGACCACCTTGTTTCAGTATCCAACCTCCCGAAGAGTGTAGAACCCAAACGCCATCTGAAAGGGTCTTAGCAGCACCGTTAGAAACTGCTCCAGCAACGGAGTTTGAGCTAGATGAACCGATCAAATAGAACGATAAGAACGTGACGAGAACCAGAGCTACAATGCTACCTGCCATTCTTGGCTTCCTGAGTGACCAAAGTAGCACGGACCTCAATACGCTGAATAGATGATACGGCATTCGAAGAATTCTCTCAATAAAGCAGAAGCGACTTCGTTGAACTTTCAACCGTTCCCTTTCAAGTCTAGCTAACTGCCGAGTCCTAATTCGCTGCAATGCCAGCTGGTGAGATATATATATTGGGCCACTTGGAAATGTAGAGAAGCGGCTCCCAATCCAAGAACCAAGAGTGAAAAATGCAATAGTCAAAACTGCGGCGAGGCCTGAGTTCTCATTAACAAAAGCGTAGAAGATACAGCCGACAAGAGTCCCAGCCATCATTGGATAGCGATATTGCTTAGGGCAAGATTTCAAGCCAAAAACGAAAGCCATAACCGCATTTATGACAAGCCAGACCTTTGAGAACTCTCCCAAGTTTAGCTTGAAGGGCTCTGGAAGCCATATTGCACCGTAACCCTGCGAAGGCGAAAGAACATCAGCAGACAAGTGGATGCCAATGGCCATAAACAAAACTGAAGAAATTGCAGACATGCGCTTTGGCAACGCCATCCAAGCAATCGCGGGCAGAAAAATGGAGTGTGTGATTATAGAACGATGGTGCAAAATACCCACGAACCAGTGATCAATATCCGGTAGCCATGTCATGAGTTGGATTGCGAAGAAACATAAGCAAACTGACACCAAGATTTTTGTCCATAAACCAATGATGCGTCTGCAAAACGCCGGAAATGTCAGGGCTTCTTCTGTTGCCAAGGTTTCGGGTTTTGGACTAGCCTCGTGGCTTGACGTTGTATGGTTCACAGCGTTCTGCATCTTCATTCCATTTGAATGGCTTGCCCAAGGCGTTGCCTTCAGTTCGCAAGGTCGCCTGCATTTGCCCGCTGAGCAAGTTTTTTCGAACCAAGCGAACTGAATTGCCGTTAAAACCACCCGAGCAGGTCGGATCGCGCCGCGAGCCGCCCGCCATGGTCGCGTTCTGGCCTTGTTTTCTGCCTGCCGAACAGTCTCGCTGAGTTATCGTAAAGGTCTGCAAATACGTGTTCAAGCCAAAGGCCGTAGGTCCGCTCTGGTTGATAAAGCGGCAATGACGTGTGACCGGCATATGGCCACTTTGTCCGCGACCCGGTCATCCAGCAGTCCAGAATGCAGCAAAATGCACCAAGGTCTGGAATGACGGGCCGCGCCACAGCACCCGGTGGAAGTGGTCAATGGCCGGTGTGGGCCGAGTTCGTCAGCCATCCCCCTCCCATGGTTCCTCCCCGGCCGTTTGTGTATACGGGGGGGCTTGGCGCGCAAGTTTTCTAGCGTCTGGCCTTTTCACCGGGGAATCCACTTGGAAGCCACCTCATCTGCGTCAGCCAGAATACTTACGTAATTACAATGTTTTGCGCAGCACGGATTACCTCGAAAGTGGATTTTACCGTTTTTGTCAAGAATCCACCTTGCCAAAACCAGCATCGAGGAAGCCACCTAATCCAGCGCACTATTTGCAGCCTCATTCGCCCGAGCCACCGCCAAATCAGACCAGCGCGTGGTGTAGCGCGGCGAAAGCATATCTTGCTTCATTGCCCAGAGCGGTCCCCTCGATTTCGGGGCCAGACCGAACGCTATCGCACCACGCCCGTGACGCTGATTGATGGCGTCCACGGCCTGCATGAGATCATCGCTGCAGCGTATTCGTTGGTCGAACAATCCTGCTCGCCGATCCCCCGGCTCCGCAAGATCCAACAGAAGCACGCCCGCCTTGCGATAGGCGAACCCTGGTCTCCAGATTTTGTCGAAGGCTTGCCCAGCTGCTTTCACGATATCGCGGGCGTCAGCGGTGGGGACCATAAATCGGATGGTCGCAGCGGAACTGTACTGCGGCGCCTTGGTGTCAAAGCGGTCGGTCGAAACAAAGACCTGCAGTGCCCCCGCCACCTGATTTCCGACGCGGACCTTTTCTGCCGCGCGTTCCGCGAACGATAGCACCGCAGAATAAACCTCCTCGCGCTGAGAGACTGCCTTACCAAAGCTTCGGGAGCAGCAGGTTGTCTGTTTCGGGGCCGGCTCAGTTTCCAGATCATGGCAAGATATGCCCCGCAACTCGTGAACGGTGCGCAGCCCCACGATTCCCATACGCTGACGCACCCATCCATCCTGCGCGCGGCTCAAATCAAACGCTGTCTCAATGCCCCGGTCTGCCAACATGGAAGACCACCGGCGACCAATGCCCCAGACATCCCCAACAGGTGTTTTCCGCAACGCGGGCTCAATCCAGTCAGGATGATGCACAAGGTCCAGCACACCTCCTGCACGGGGTGATGCCTTGGCAAGTTTGTTCGCGATCTTGGCCAGCGTCTTGGTGGGACCGATCCCGATCGAAACGGGAATCCCTGTCCAGAGTCTGACCTTTCGTCGCAGGTCGGCGCACCACGCTGACAGATCAGGGACGGCGAGCCTGTGCAAATCCAGAAAGCATTCATCGATGCTGTAGATTTCCACACGCGGCGCCTCCTCTGCCAGAAGGCTCATCACCCTTTCGGATAGATCGCCATAAAGCGCATAATTCGACGAGCGCACAACAACGTCGTGGTCACTGATTATCCCCCTGATCTTGAAGAGCGGCGCCCCCATCGGGATACCAAGCGCCTTTGCTTCCTGCGAGCGCGCAATCACACAGCCATCATTATTCGAGAGGACGACCAAGGGACGCTGAGCCAGACCCGGCTGGAACACCCGCTCGCAAGAGGCATAAAAGTTGTTGCAATCCACCAAGCCAAAAGTCGGCATGGTTTCACCGCTGGCAATGGCGCCGGATGCTGTTGGTCACCACACCCCAGATCTCGCAACCATTTTCATCGACGGGGATGTCTGGGAACGCCGCATTCGCGGCAGCAAGGCGCCAGGTATTTCCACGCGTGCGGGCCAAACGCTTGACCGTCAGGTCGCCCTGGACCACGGCGATCACAACATCCCCATCCTGAGGCGCAAGCGAGCGATCGATAACCAAAAGGTCGCCATCAAAGATCCCGGCATCGCGCATGGATTCACCACTCGCGCGCACGAAGAAGGTCGCAGCGGGCCGCCGGATCAAATGCTGATTGAGGTCGAGTTTGCCCTCGATATGATCCTCGGCCGGGCTCGGAAACCCGGCCGGGACACGGCTGCTGAACACTGGCAGCAAACAAACGGAAGGATCATCAGCGGGTGTTTGCATGGTGAGAATGCAGAATAAGGGCGGGACAGGAACGTAAGGTGAACACATGTGAGAGATTCGTCAATCCGTGTAGACCTCATTTTGAATTTGACATTTCTAGCCCCCTTGACCTAACTTTAATCATCGAAGAATTACGCCCGGAGGATACCCTCGCGGGCGTTTGGTTTTCCTGACATCGCGGATCCCAAGTCTTGGCGCCCCTCTGGGCGGCCACAGGACATTCCGCGCGCCCATGCGAGCCCTGCCCTATGGATCTTCCATTCATGCCGAGCCAGATCGAACTCTGGCCGATCGAACGCTTGCGGCCCTATGCCCGCAATGCGCGCCTGCATAGCGACAACCAGGTGGCCGTACTGGCGGCCAATATGCTCAAGTTCGGCTGGACCATGCCGTGCCTGATCTCCGACGATGGCGAGCTCATCGCCGGGCATGGGCGCATCATGGCCGCGACCCAGCTTGGCCTAAGCAAGATCCCGGTACTGCGCCTGTCGCATCTTGATGAGGACCATCGCCGGGCGCTGCGTTTGTCGGACAACAGCGTCGCGGATATGGCGGAGTGGGACGAACTCAATTTGGGTCTGGAAGTGATCGACCTGCAGGCGCTGGGCTTTGATAATGACCTGCTGGGATTCTCAGACGAGTTCCTCGAGGGGCTGCTGAACGCCGCACAAGGTGACGATGACGCGAACAACGGGTCGATGGAGGGCGAGGACGACATCCCCGAGCCCCCGGTGACACCGGTCTCGGTGGCGGGTGACCTCTGGCAGCTGGGTTCGCATCGGTTGATCTGTGGAGATAGTACCAGCGCAGATGTCGTTGGGCGACTTCTTGGCGGTGTGAAGCCGCTCCTGATGGTGACTGACCCGCCCTATGGCGTGGACTACGATCCGTCCTGGCGCAACCAGGCGGGTGCCGCAAAGACGAAGCGCACCGGCAAGGTGCTGAATGACGACCGTGCAGACTGGCGCGAGGCATGGTCGCTCTTCCCCGGCGATGTCGCCTACATCTGGCACGGCGCACTGCATGCGGCCACGGTCGCGGACAGCCTCATCGCCGCGGGCTTCGCCATCCGCTCCCAGATCATCTGGGCCAAGGACCGGCTGGTGCTCAGCCGCGGAGATTATCATTGGCAGCACGAACCCTGCTGGTATGCGGTGCGTGCCAAGGGCAAGGGCCACTGGGCCGGCGATCGCAAGCAGACCACGCTCTGGCAGATCGCCAACCGCGATCAGGATGCAGCCACGGTGCACGGGACTCAGAAACCCGTCGAATGCATGCGCCGCCCAATCCTGAACAACTCGAGCCCCGGCCAGGCGGTGTATGAACCCTTCATGGGTTCTGGCACCACGCTGATCGCGGCCGAGACGACTGGGCGCCTCTGTTACGGGGTGGAGCTGAACCCTACTTACGTTGATGTGGCCATCGAGCGCTGGCAGGCTTTCACAGGCGAGGAGGCAGTCTTGCTGGAGAGCGGCGAAACCTTTGCATCGCTCAAGTCGCAGCGGTTGGCCGCGTGAACCAATCCCGACGGCTCTCGCTGGTCGAGGCGATCACCAATGTCGCCGTGGGCTATCTGCTGGCGGTGATCACGCAGATCGTGGTGTTCCCATGGTTCGGCATTCACCCCAGCCTTGGCGAGAACCTTGCCATTGGCTCAATCTTCACCGGGATCTCGCTCGTGCGCAGCTATGCGCTGCGCAGGCTGTTCGAGCGGCTGCGGTGAGGGCGAGGTATCAAGCAGCCTCAAGTTTGTAGACGGTTCCTCTGCCAGCGACCTTCTGCGCGGTAATCGGCAGACCAAGCTTCTTCTTCAGCCCGCCCGAGAGAACACCTCGTGCCGAGTGCGCCTGCCATCCCGTGGCGGCGCAGATCTCGGTGAGGGAGGCGCCTTCGGGGCGCTCGAGCAGGGCAATGACCTGCGCCTGTTTGGTGCCGGAGCGCCGGGTACCCCGCGTGGCGTCGCCGTCATTGCCTTTGGCGGCCTCAGCGGCGGATCGCACCTTGCGCAAACTAGACACGGTGTGCGCGACAAGCGGCTCGATACCAATGGCGGCAAGGCCGGCTTCAGTGGCAATGAGCGTGGTACCATGACCATCGCCAGACTCGCGCCAGAGCGGCTCCCCACGACGCAGATTGGCCTCGACCTCTTCGAGCCAGCCGCGTTCGACCATCTTGGCCACCGCCATCTTCGCGGCAGCACCGGCCAGCCCTTCGGGCAGCGGCATGGCCAGATTATCGGGGCGCGTGGCCGCGCGGCAGAGGATGATGGACTGCGTATCCGTGAGTTTGGGCATCTCGGCCTCCTGTCGTGATGGGGGTGTCGGCGATGGATCAGTCACTCTCGGCCATTGCGGCCTCGACGGCGAAGTGCTGGACCCAACCCGTCAGGTAAGGCAGCCCTGCAGGGATGCCCTCGGAGCGTTCTGTGGCACGATCGATGCGCCAACCCTGCCAGCGGCGGATCGCGGCGGCGATAGCAGCCTCGAGCCCGATATTGCAGCCCGTCATGTTGCCGACGACATCGTCGGCAAAATGCCGACCGATCCGGCTGTCCAGAAAGTCGCGAATGCCGACCATCTCGTCCTCGCTGCTTGCGCCAATGGCTTCGGCGATCAGGCGCGAGGCGAGGTTCCAGACCCCCGCGCTGCGGCGGTCGCGCTCTGGGCAGACTGTCAGGGTGCGGAAGAAGCCGTAATCCTTGTTGCGGCTGGGCAAGATGGCATGCGTGGTCATGGTCGGTATCCTCGTGATGGGGGCTGGCGGAGCGCTGAGCCCCGCCGGTTGGGTTTCAAGCGGCACTGAGAGCTTCGAGCGTCGCGATGTGGCTCCGCAGCGTTGCGGCCTCTTCGCGCGCCGCGTCGGCCCAGAAGGCGACGCGGGCGTTACAGGCGGCTGCGAGGCGCTCGGCATCCTCACGGGTGAAGCGGTTGACCTTATGCGCGCTGCCATGACCCGTGCAGGTGGCGCGATGCTTCCCGCCCTCGGGCGTCAGTTCGAATTTGAGGGGGCCGAAGTCGTCGATGACGATCCAGTTATGCGAGGCGATCGTGGCGCAGGCGCTGGGCGCGAGGCGGGCTTCGATCTCTTCCACGGCGGCGCGGAAGTCGGCAATCAGGACGGCGGTCGGGTTGGTCATGGCGTGGGCCTTTCAGGTGAGTTGCATCGTTTTGGTGCGATGACAGTCGCTCTGAATGGCCGATTAACGTAGCAAAATCAGAGCAATAACCTTGCTTTATGATCACTCGGCAGAGGCCGTCGCATCGACCCACGCCCCGTCCTGCCAGAGGTAGAGATGGGATAGTTCGCAGGTCGGACGCGGCAGAATGCGAGGCGCACGGGCCGGGTCGAAACAGTCGAGTTCATCGGCGTGGACCTGTCGGATTTCGCGGGCGGCGAGGATGTCCTCGGACGTCCATGCGGCCAGTGCGGGCAGCATGTGGGACGGGTAGCCGTCGAAGTGGCAATAAATATGGGCCCATTCCTCGGGTCCGATCTGAATGGCGATCTGCGCGCGGGTGCTCATAATCGCGCCCTCAGATCAGCCGGAGGCTCACCAGCAGGCTGCTGGCGGCGGCAAGCTGAGTGGTCGGAAGTTCGATCTTGATGTGGGAGATCACGTCGGAGGCCTCGGCAGTGATCCCCGCATCGCGCAGTTCGGCCTCGATGACCTCGGCGACGGCATCGGGACGTGAGCGATCGAGATGCTCCGGCAGCGCGGCGTGGTCGATGCGGATGGTGGTGATGGCGGTCATGGCGATGTCCTTTCAGACTTGGGTGTTGGCTGCGCCTGCGCGGCGTCCGGCTTCAAAAGCTTCCTCGAGTGCTGCGCGGATGGCCCAGACGGCGACATCGTGGAAATCCAGCCGGTCCCAGTTCTGGGTCTCCAGCGTCTCGATGCGGAACTGGCGCTGGGCGATCTCAAGGAGCTGGGCGTCACGCTGGGCGGTTGGGTTGGTGGTTTTGCGGCGAGTCATGTTGGTATCCGATCCTTGTGTGCGGGCGGCGATGCACCCGTTTTCTGGATCCATGAATCGCTCGATCAGGGAGTGTAATCAACTCAAATAGATCGCTTTTCCTGTTTATTTCCAATATGTTGAGGTCAGTCCAAACGACATGGAAGGTATGTCCGAACGCGCCTATGCCGAGCACGCGGGCCTGTCGCGCGGGGCCGTGCAAAAGGCCCGCAAGACCGGGCGGCTGGTGCTCTTCGCCGATGGCTCGATCAATACCGCCGCCTCCGATGCGCGGCGTGGCAGCATGACCGATCCCGACCAGCAGATACGGTCACGGGGCGGGCTTGGTGCGGGTGGTGAGAGCCCAATGATGGCTCCCAGTGCTGTCTCCGGCCCCGGCGACAGCACGTCCTATATCAAGGCGCGCACCGCGCTGACCGTTTATCAGGCGCAGGAACGGCAGCTCTCGATCCAGAAGAAGAAGGGCGTGCTGGTCGACCGCGCGCGCGCCGAAACGCTCGTCTTTCGCCTTGCGCGTCAGGAACGCGACACATGGGTCACCTGGCCCACACGCGTCGCGGCCCTGATGGCCGCGCAGTTATCCGCAGAGATGGAGAAGGCATCGGGCAACCCCGTGACGATCGAGACTGCGATCTTGCAGAGGGTGCTGGAAACCCATGTCCGAGAGCAGCTCGACGCCCTCGCAGACCTCCGGGTCTCGCTTGGATGATAGAGAAGGAGAAGATGACCACGACCTGACCACCGGCCTCGATCTCGGGTTTGACGGTGCCCAGGACATCTTGCGTGCGTGGCGCCGGGGCATGCGGCCTGATGCCGACCTCACTGTGTCGGAATGGGCAGACAAGCATCGCTGGCTCTCATCGCGGGCGGCAGCAGAACCCGGTCGGTATCGCACAGCCCGGGCCCCCTATCTGCGCGAGATCATGGATGCGCTGTCACCAAAACACCCGGCGCAGCGCATCAGCTTTATGAAGGCCGCGCAGGTCGGGGCCACGGAAGCGGGCAACAACTGGATCGGCTTCGTGATCCATCACGCACCTGGCCCGATGCTGGCGGTACTGCCGACAGTGGAGATGGCCAAACGGACATCGCGTGGGCGGATCGATCCGCTGATCGAGGACAGCCCGGCGCTGAAAGAACGCGTGCAGCCTGCACGTTCGCGCGATGCCGGCAATTCGATGCTGTCGAAGGAGTTTCCCGGCGGTATTCTGGTGCTGACGGGGGCGAATTCGGCGACGGGCCTGCGCTCGATGCCAGCGCGCTATGTGTTTCTGGATGAGGTCGATGCCTATCCGGCATCGGCCGACGAGGAAGGTGATCCGGTCAGTTTGGCCGAGGCGCGGACCACGACCTTCGCGCATCGGCGTAAGGTGTTCATGGTCTCGACGCCCACGATCCGGGGGCTCTCGCGCATCGAGAGGGAGTTCGAGGCCAGCGACCAGCGGCGCTACTTCGTGCCTTGCCCGCATTGCGGCCACATGCAGTGGTTGCAGTTTGAACGGCTGCGCTGGGCGAAGGGGGAGCCAGAAACGGCGGCCTATGCCTGCGAGGGATGCGAGCGCCCGATTGCCGAGCACCATAAGACTGACATGCTGGCGCGAGGTGAATGGCGAGCAACGGCGACCAGCGCTGATCCCAACGCGATCGGGTTCCACCTCTCGGCCCTCTATTCGCCGATTGGCTGGAAAAGCTGGGAGCAGATTGCACGGGACTGGCTGGCGGCCCAAGGCTCGGACGAGATGCTGCGCGCGGCGCGCAACACGCTCCTCGGCGAGACTTGGGTCGAAAGCGGCGATGCGCCGGAATGGCAGCGACTGGCCGATCGCCGTGAGGCCTATGCGGCGCAGGTCCCGATGGGTGGTCTGTTCCTCACTGCCGGAGCCGACGTCCAGAAAGACCGCATCGAAGTCGATGTCTGGGCCTGGGGCCGCGGTCTGGAAAGCTGGCTCGTCGATCACATCGTGATCCCTGGCGGGCCGGATGACCCGGCCTGCTGGGAGAACCTGACTGCTCTCTTGGGCCAGACATGGCAGCATGAGAACGGCGCTGTCATGACGCTAGCAAAGCTCGCCATCGACACGGGCTACGAGTCCGCGGCGGTCTATGCTTGGGCGCGCAAACAGGGCGTTGCACAGGTCGCGCCCGTGAAGGGTCTCGAGGGGTTCAACCGGGCGACACCGGTTTCGGGGCCAACCTTCGTCGATGCGAGCGTGAATGGGCGGAAACTCAAGCGTGGGGCGCGGCTCTGGACGGTGGCCACGGCCACCTTCAAGGCCGAGACCTATCGCCATCTGCGCCTTGAGCGACCGTCCGATGAGGATCGCGCGCTGGGCGTGCCCAACCCGGCGGGCACCATCCACCTCCCTGACTGGACGGACAGCGAATGGCTCAAGCAGCTGGTAGCCGAACAACTCGTCACCATTCGCGACCGGCGCGGTTACGCCCGCCAGGAATGGCAAAAGATGCGGGAGCGGAACGAGGCGCTGGACACAAGGGTCTATGCGCGGGCCGCCGCCTGGATCCTCGGCGCCGACCGCTTTGATGAACGGATGTGGCGGCAGTTGGAGAAGCAGGCCGGTGTGGAGACAGCCACCCTCTCGCAAACGAACGAGCCCGAGAAATCGACCGAACCACAGGCCGGGCGGATCGCAACGCCCCGACGGCGCGGCTGGAAGATAAGCACACCCAAATACATGGAATAACGAATGACCCTCGACGAGCTGAAACTCCGCCACAGCGTGCTCTTGGCCGCACGCTACAGCGGAACGCGGTCTGTGAGCTATGACGGCAAGACCATCAATTACGGCACAGATGCCGAGCTCGCCGCGGCGATCAGCGATGTCGAACGGCGCATTGCCAAACTCGAGCGCGGCGCTGGGCGTGTGCTCCGCCCGCATGCTGTGAAGGACCTGTGATGGGCGGCGCCATGAACTGGCGACAGCGCTTGGGCGCCTTTATCGGCGGGTTTGACGCGGGCCAGCATCATCGCCGCCTGCGTGGCTTCCAGGCGACACGGGCCCATGTGAATGCGTTGATCGCCGCGAGCGGCCCGGACATCACCGCCCGCGCGCGCTGGCTCGTGCGCAACAATGGCTATGCCGTGAATGCGGTCGAAAGCTGGGCGGCCAATACCGTGGGCGACGGGATCAAACCGATCTCGAAACTTGCCGATGCCACGCGCAAGGAAGAGCTGCAGCGTCTTTGGCTTGCCTGGACCGACGAAGCGGATGCCGAGGGGCTGACGGATTTCTACGGACTGCAGCGCCGCGCGGCGCGTGAGGTATTCCTGGCAGGTGAAGTGTTCGTGCGGATCCGGCCACGCCGTGTGGAAGACGGGCTGACGGTTCCACTTCAGCTGCAGATGCTGCCTTCGGAAATGCTGCCGCTGCATGAAACGGGCGTGGCGCGGAATGGCAACGCGATACGCCAGGGGATCGAGTTCGACCGGATCGGGCGGCGCGTCGCCTATCACTTCTTCCGCCGCCATCCGGGCGACAGCACCGATCCTGGGCTCGCGGGAGAGATTGTCAGAGTGCCCGCCTCGGAGGTGATCCACGTCATCGACCCGGTGGAAGGCGGCCAGCTGCGCGGCGTCTCGAAACTGGCCCCAGCGATCGTGAAGCTCTTCCTGCTTGACCAGTACGATGATGCCGAACTCGACCGCAAAAAGGTCGCGGCGATGTACGCAATGTTCGTGACCTCCCCTGCCCCCGAGAACCCGCTCGCGCCCTTGGACGATGAAGAGATGCTCGCTGGTGTCGAGATCAGCCCGGGCCAGATCGTCCGGCTTGATCCTGGCGAGGATGTGACCGTCGGCCAGCCTGCCGACAGCGGTGCGACCTATGAGCCCTTCCAGTACCGGACGCTGCTGCAAATCTCGGCAGCACTTGGCATCCCCTATCCCTATCTTGCCAATGACATGGTGAAGGGGAACTTCTCGAACTCGCGCCTGGCGCTGATCGAGTTCCGCCGTCGGGTTTCAGCATGGCAGCACTCAGTGTTGGTCTATCAGCTCTGTCGGCCGGTCTATGCGCGCTGGCTGGATCTGGCAGTTCTGTCCGGCGTGCTAAACTTGCCCGGTTACGAGGCCGAGCGCCCGCGGATGCTGGCAGCAGATTGGCTGCCCACCAAATGGGACTGGGTCGATCCGCTGAAGGATGCCAATGCCGAGATCGCTCAGATCGAGGCGGGCCTCAAATCCCGCACGCAGGCCATCGCCGAGCGCGGCTATGACGCCGAGCAGGTGGACAGGGAGATTGCCGCAGAGAGGGAACGCGAGCGCGCGCTGGGCCTCGACTTCCGCCGGCCGGGGTCGCCTGCGCAGGGCGTGCAGGCAGTGCCGACTGAAGACGATGGGGCTGATCTAGACAATGAGACCGATGACGCGGAAGACCGCCCGCGCCCTGACGAGGACCAAGCCTGATGCTCCATGCCCGCATTGCCGCGCGCGCTTTCAACACGCCGCTGCTGGTTGAACCCACCAAGGCCATGGCGTTTCTGTCGGGGCTCGGACCACGCATACTGGGGAGGCGCGTCGAGATGGTGGACAGCGACGGGGCCTCAGATAGCGCCGCATATCTTCCCGCGCGCGCCAGCATTGTCGCGGGTGCCCTGACCAAGCGACTGCAGCAACATGGCGATGCACCCTACCCGGTCGTGGACGGCATCGCCGTGATCGAGATCGCGGGCGTGCTGATCCATCGCGGGGGCTGGATCGGACAGTCCTCCGGCCAGACCAGCTACGAGGGAATAGCCGCACAGATCGATGCGGCGGCGCGCGATCCCTCCGTGCGCGCGGTGGCGCTCGAGATCGACAGCTTTGGCGGAGAGGTGGCGGGCGTCTTCGACCTGGCTGACCAGATCCGGGCCCTGCGCCGCGACAAGCCCGTCTGGGCATTCGTCGCCGAGCACGCTTTCTCGGCGGGTTATGCGCTGGCCTCCCAGGCGGACCGGATCCTGCTGCCGCGCACCGGTGCCGTCGGCAGCATCGGCGTCGTTGTGCTGCATGCCGATCTCAGCGCCCAGCTCGATCAGGACGGCGTGCGGGTCACGCTGATCCATTCCGGCCAGCACAAGGTCGATGGCAATCCCTATGAGCCGCTGCCCGAGAACGTGCGCGACGACATCCAGCGCGAGATCGATGTGCTGCGGTTCCTCTTTGCCGAAACCGTTGCTGCAGGCCGCGCTGGGCAGCTGAGCCAGGAGGCAGCGCTGGCGACCGAAGCCGCGACCTATCGCGGGGTCGATGCCGTCGCCGCAGGCCTGGCCGATGAGGTGATCGACCTCACCCGTGGCTTTGCTCGGTTTCGCGAAAGCCTGTCTGCCCCATCACCTACCGCGCGGCTGCTCCGCGCCAGTCATCCCCGAGCAAAGGAGGCCGCCATGAGCGCCACAACTGACGCAACTGAGGCAAACACGGAAATCAGCGATACCGAGGACACCGTGCTGGAGAGCGCGACCGAACAAGATGAGCAGGAAGCTGAACAAAGCGTACAGGAAGAAGACCCCGCGCCCGTCGCAGCTGCCGCGCCTTTGCCCACTCCGGCGGCTGCGCAACCCAGCAATCTGGCGGACCTGTCGGCTCAGCTTCGCGAGGCGGCAGCCGAGATCGCCGAGATCGCGGCGCAAGCAGGTCGGCTCGGCATCGCGATCGATGCAGCGAAGGCGCTCCGCGATGGCACAGCGCCAGAAGCCCTCCGCAAATTGGTCCTTCAACGCGCCTCCGCGGCGGCGGATGCTCGCGACATCGTTGCGGCGCCACCCTCGCCCGCTCTCCCCAAATCCGCTGAAAGCCCGATTGTGGCCGCCGCGAAGAAGGCTGCCTCGGCGGGCAGCAGGGGCTGAACCGCCAGCCCCCAAACAGCTGACCGCCCACCTGATCCCCCGCCGCTCCTCCCCGGCGGGGGATTTCTTTTTGACCCCCACATATTCGGAGATTGCCCATGTCCGTGCTGACCCAACCGCCCACCATGGGCGATGTCCTTAAATACGAGCTAAACCCCAACTTCACCCGGGAGACCGTCACGCTGCTGGCCGGCGCCAACTACCCTGTCGGCGCTGTGCTCGGCCGGATCACCGCAAGCGGCAAGATGAAGCTCGCCACCTCGGGCGGCTCGGATGGCGCGCAGACCGCCACCGCGGTGCTGCTTTACGACACCGACGCCAGTGCCGCGGATCAGGAGGCGGTGGTGATCGTTCGCGGGCCGGCCATCGTCTCGAAGGCAGCCCTCGTGTTCGATGCCAGTGTCGATGACGCCGCCAAGACCGCCACCAAGCATGGCCAGCTGGCCGCACTCGGCATCATCCCACGCGACGCCGCCTGATCCAGACGCGCCTCCTGCTTCCTGCCCCTCTTTCCCCGGAGTTCCCCATGACCATCACCCGCAACCCATTTGACGCGGGCGGCTATTCGCTCGCCGAGATGACGCAGGCCATCAACATCCTGCCCAACCTCTACACCCGCCTCGGCCAGATCGGCCTGTTTCGCTTTGAAGGCGTCACGCAACGTTCCATTGTCATCGAACAGCGCGAGGGGGTTCTGAGCCTCCTACCCTCGGTCCCGCTGGGCGCACCGGCCACCGTCGGCACCCGCGAGCAGCGCTCGATGCGCAGCTTCGCCCTGCCCTGGATCCCGCATGACGATGTGATCCTTCCCGCCGATATCCAGGGCATGCCCGCGCTGGGCCTGTCGGATGCGGCAGACCCGCTGGTCGAGGTGATGAACCGCAAGCTGACGTTGATGCGCCGCAAGCACGCTCAGACCCGCGAATACATGGAGATGAATGCGCTCCGGGGCATCGTGAAGGACGGCGCGGGCACGACCCTCTACAACTACTTCACGGAATTCGGGATCGAACAGATCTCGGTCGACTTCGTCTTTGGCACGGCTGGCACCAATGTCCAGGGCAAGGTTCGCACTGTGCTGCGCGGGATCGAAGACAGCCTTCTGGGCGAAACCATGACGACGGCCCATGCTCTGGTGAGCTCGGAGTTCTTCGACAAGCTGATCAGCCACCCGAAAACCGAAGAGGCTTACAAGTTCTTCTCCGCGACTGGTGGCCAGCCGCTCCGCGAGGATATGCGCCGCGCATTCCCCTTCGCAGGCATCCTCTTCGAGGAATACAACGGCTCGGTCACCCTCTCTAACGGCACCTCGGAACGCCTGATCCCCGCGGGTGAGGGCATCGCCTTCCCGCTTGGCACCTTCGACACCTTCACCACCTATGGCGGGCCGGCCAACTTGCTGGAGACGGCCAACACCGTGGGTCTGCCGCTTTACGCGCGGCAGATGATGGACGCCAAGGGCCGATGGATCGACCTAATGACCGAGGCATCAATCCTGCCGGTGAATAAGCGCCCACGGCTGGCGATCCGGTTGCACAGCTCGAACTGAGGCCGCTGAGACATGACGGCCTTTGCCGTGGCCCTCGATCTGCTCTTCGCTGATCCGAACCTCGCCCACGAGGCCTGGCATCGTGACAGCGAAGGGCAGTTCACCCGCATCCGCATCATCATGCGTCGCAATGATGATGTGACCACGTTCGGAGCGGCGCGCCTGGTGTCAGAGACTATGCGCTTTGATGTGCGCGTCTCGGAACTCCCCGCGCCCCGCCCCGATGAGCAGATCCTCATCGGCTTTGAGACCTTCTTGATCCAAGGCGAGCCGATCCGCGATCGCGAGAGGCTGATCTGGACCATCGAGGCGACGCCCGCGTGAAACTCGACCTTTCTGTAACCGGTGACATCATCACCGCCATGCGCGCCGAAATCCTCGCTGGCGAAAAGGCCGTGACCACGGCCATGCGCGTTGCAGGCGCGGGTCTCAAATCCGACTGGCGCGCCCAGATTACGCGCGCCCGCTTGGGACAGCGGCTTGCCAACACCATCAGGTCCAAGACCTATCCGGCCGCGGGCGAAAGCCTGGAAGCGGCCGCGCTCATTTGGTCCAACGCACCCCAGATCATCGGGGCGCATGACACGGGACCCTTGATCAGGTCGAAAGACGGGTTCTGGCTTGCGATCCCAACGCCAGCGGCCGGTAAGGGCACGCGCGGCAAGGCGCTCACGCCCGGCGAATGGGAAAGACGGCGCGGTCTGCGCCTGCGGTTTGTCTATCGGCGAAACGGTCCAAGCTTGCTGGTGGCTGATGGACGGCTGAACAGCCGAGGCTTAGGCGTGGCCTCGCGGTCCAAGACGGGCCGTGGAAAAGCGACGGTGCCGATTTTTCTGCTGGTGCCGCAGGTGAAGCTCGCGAAACGGCTGGATCTTGCGCGGGACGCCGAACGTGCCCAAGCGTCGATACCGGGGCTGATCGTGGCGAATTGGCTCGATGAGCGGGCGTCGTGAACGGGCTGGCGGAAGCGGTGGGATTCGAACCCACGGTAGGCTTTCACCTACGCTGGTTTTCAAGACCAGAGATGCCGTAACAGGGCGCGGCCCAATGGCATCGTGATGAATTGCTTGATCGTTTAGTTTGAGGTGTCGTTGCCCTAGCACACGGGGATGCGCGTCTGCGGGGGGACCGCTTGGCGCGTCCTTAGATACCTAACAAAGAAAGGGCAACGACATGGAAGTTTACATTGGACTGGACGTTTCGCTCGCAAGCACAGCGATTTGCGTGGTGTCGGGCCAAGGCAATATCGTCAAGGAAACGACGGCAGTCAGCGAACCGGAGGGCCTTGTTGCGGTTTTACGCGAAATTCCGGGTGCAATTGTTGCGGTGGGATTGGAAGCAGGTCCTCTTTCGCAGTGGCTGCACCGCTTTCTGACCGACGCTGGCTTTGCAGCGGTTCTTATGGAGACCAGGCAAGTGAAAGGCGCGCTCATGGCGATGCCCATCAAGACTGACCGCCGTGATGCAGAAGGGATTGCGCGGCTACTGCAGATGGGTTGGTATCGGCCTGTTCATTGTAAATCTATGTCGGCACAGGAAATGCGCGCTCTGCTGTCGGCGCGAAAGGCTGTTCAACAGGCGGCGATGAATCTAGAGCTGTCGATCCGAGGTTTGCTACGCAATTTCGGACTAAAGATGGGCCCAATTGCAAAGGGTCGCTTTGAAGCGCGGGTGCAAGAGCTTACCGAAGGCAATCCCATGCTTGAGGCGGCCGCAAACCCAATTCTAGCCGTTCGAAGAGCCTTACGACAAGAACTGGCGGGCCTGGAGAAAGTTTTGCGCGATCACGCAAGAGAGGACTCGGTCTGCAGAAAGCTCATGACGATGCCCGGTGTGGGTGCTGTTATTGCTCTGACTGTCAAAGCTGCTATCGATGATCCAGAGCGGTTTCGATCTTCCAAGGATATTGGTCCTTGGGTTGGGCTGACCCCAAGGCGTAATCAGTCGGGTGAGCGCGACATTGTTGGTCAGATCTCTCGAGCCGGCGATGCCGGGCTACGTACGGCGCTTTACCAGGCGGCAACGGTGATGCTCCATCGTGGACGAAAAAACTGGCTAACCGCATGGGCGCTGAATATTGCCAAGCGACGTGGGAACAAGCGCGCCACCGTGGCGCTTGCTAGGCGGATCGGGGTTGTTCTGCACCGAATGTGGAAGGACGGTACCGACTTTCGCTTCACGCGCGAAGTCGCAGTGGTATAGGCGTCGTCTCCAAAGGCAGCCCAGTGAATATACGTTACAATTAAGGAGAATTGGCCGCGCCAAATGGCGCTGGTTCACCGAGGTCCCAACCCGGGACGCGGTCCCCGATGATGCCGGTATAAGGCTGGCCGCCAGACCACTTGTCTGAGTGCGCACTAGAGATAGGCACACGGGAACCGTTCTTGGACTTGGCATAATGTGGCGGCCAAAGCGCCGACTACGGACGGAAGCATCACCCCGGCACGGGATTGCACTCGGTCGACAGAGCAGAAATGGCTACGCCTTAATCAAGAACGATATCCATAATGTAACGCTCTCCGGCCAAACGGCGTGTTTGGCTGTTGGAGTTGTTCGTCATTTCTTCTTGACCACAGCCGCCCTGTTACAGAAGCCTTAAACCACTCGGCCACACTTCCTTTGGTGCCCCCTGCCGGACTCGAACCGGCACGCCCGAAGGCAAGGGATTTTAAGTCCCTGGCGTCTACCGATTCCGCCAAGGGGGCGGTGGTAGGCCCGGCAGGATTCGAACCTGCGACCAAGGCGTTATGAGCGCCCTGCTCTAACCGCTGAGCTACAGGCCCGCCGCTCGCTATGATGGCGGAATTCAAGGCAGAAAACAACCACATGCCCACCCAACGCGAAACCATCCTGACCGCCCTGGCGGACCTGCTCAGGACGATCCCGCATGTGCCAGTTCTGCGCGGGGAAGTTCTACCGGAACGCATCCCGCCTGCTGGGATGATGATACTGCGCGACGGCACACCGGGAGAGCCAGGCGTGACGTTGTCGCCGCTGACCTATCATTTTCAGCATCGCGCTGAACTCGAGATGATCGTGCAATCCGCAACGGATCGGGACGCCCTTTTCGACGCGCTTGTCGCTCAGGTCGGCGCTGTGATCGCCGCAGACCGTACTTTGCGGGGTCGATGCGACTGGGTCGAGCCGGATGCTGCTGAACCTGTCGATCTACCGGTCGAGGGGGCTGCCTCTCTGAAAGCGGGGATCATTCCGATCACCCTTCACTACGCGACCAGTGACGCGCTGGGCTGACGAGACCAATTCAAGGAGAAACACCATGGCACGAGCCCAAGGGGCGCGGGCGCAGATGGCGCTTGCGTTCGAAACGAGTTATGGCACGCCGCCTGTGAGCGGCTACACCAAGATGCCCTTTGCCAGCACGACGCTGGGAGCCGAGCAACCGCTGCAGACCTCGGAACTCTTGGGCTATGGCCGCGATCCGCAGGCGCCGATCAAGGATGCGGTGACGGCGGATGGCGACGTGGTGATCCCGATCGATGCCGAGGCCTTCGGCTTCTGGCTGAAGGCCGCTTTTGGCGCGCCTACCACAACGGGTGCCGATGCGCCCTACACGCATGAGTTCCGCTCAGGCAGTTGGGCGCTGCCCAGCTTCTCGGTCGAGACCGGGATGCCCGAGGTGCCGCGCTATGCGATGTATTCCGGCTGCATGGTGGACAGCCTGAGCTGGCAGATGGCGCGCTCCGGGCTGCTGACGGCAACGGCCAGCATCGTAGCGCAGGGCGAGGCCATCGTCCCGAGCACAGCCGCAGGGGCGCCCGCCAATATCGCGCTGAAGCGCTTCGGCCACTTCAACGGGGCCATCACGCGGAACGGGGCGAACATCGGTAACGTTGTCTCCGCCGAACTGACCTATGCCAACAACCTCGACCGCATCGAAACGATCCGTGCCGATGGCAAGATTGATGGCGCGGACCCGTCGATTGCAGCACTGACCGGCACTATCGTCGTGCGCTTCGCGGACCAGACACTGGTCCAACAGGCGATCAATGGCGAGGCCTGCGAGTGGGAGTTCTCCTACACGCTGCCGACGGGCGAGAGCCTGACCCTCACCGCGCATGCCGTCTACCTGCCACGCCCCCGGATCGAGATATCCGGCCCGCAGGGCGTGCAGGCGACCTTCGACTGGCAGGCTGCCAGCGATCCCGTGGCGGGTCGGATGTGTACGGTGACCCTTATCAACGACCGCGAGGTGTACTGACCATGCTGCGTTTAAACCTTTCGACTGAACCCCGCTGGCTCGACCTCGGCCATGGCGTCCGCCTGCTGGTGGAGCCCCTAACCACTGCTATCATGCTCGCCGCGCGGAGCGATCCGACGATCGTCGCTGCTGCCCGTGATGCTGACGGGAGCGCCTCCAATGACGATCTCGCGCGTATCGTCGCCAAGGCCGTTGCCCGCATCGTCGTAAAGGACTGGGACGGCGTTGGCGACGAGGATGGAAATCCGTTGCCGCTGACCCCGGAAGGCATCGACGCCCTTCTGGAACTCTGGCCGATCTTCGAGGCCTTCCAGACGAATTACATCGCAGGCGCGCTCATTCTGGATGCGGAAAAAAACGCCTGACCGCTCTCGCCGACTGGGAATTCGGCGGGGGCGGTGACTATTGCGCGGCGTGCCCCTCTATGTGCGCGGAATGCCCACGGACCCTGCACAAACCTCTCACTTTGGAAGGCTGGCAGGTCTGGGATCTGGTCCAGCGCCTCGGCGGACAGGTGCGCGTCATTGGCGGCATGAGCGGCGGCGCTGTCCTCGGCTGGGACATGGGCGCGGCCCTGCAACTCGGCGCAGCCCTCGGGCTCTCGCCCCTCATTATCGCGGAACTCCTGCCGCCCATTGAGGCGGTGATGGTGCGCAAAACAAACGAAACGCTGCAGGCCGGATCGGGCCTGAGCTGACCTCGTTTCCATCGGGAACGAGGTGTGACCCACCAAGGAAATATTGAGATGGCTACGAAAAAAGTCTCCGTCCGCCTTTCCGCGACCGGCGGCCGCCAGGTACGTGCCGAGCTGGAGGGTGTCGGCGAGGCCGGGTCGCGGGGCTTCGGCCGTCTCAGCCGTGAGATGGACCAGGCCAATGCCCGCATGGCCGCCTTCGCGCGCCGGGCTCGTATTACCGCGACTGCTGCGGTCACGGCCCTTGCGACTGCCGTCGTCTCGATGACCCGCTCGACCGTTGCGGCAGCCAACGAGATCGGCCAACTCTCCCAGGTCGCCAATGCCAATCCTGAGCTGTTCCAGCGCTGGTCGGCGGCGGCGGCCACGGTCGGCGTAGAGCAAGAGAAGCTCGCCGATATCCTGAAGGACGTGAACGACCGCGTCGGCGACTTCCTGCAGACGGGCGGCGGCCCGATGGCGGATTTCTTCGAGAATATCGCGCCAAGGGTGGGTGTGACGGCCGATCAGTTTGCGCGGCTCTCAGGGCCGGAAGCGCTGCAACTTTATGTCGACAGCCTCGAGCGCGCGGGCGTCAGCCAACAGGAGATGACCTTCTATCTCGAGGCCATGGCGTCCGATGCAACGCGTCTGATCCCGCTTTTGCAAAATGGCGGGGCAGAGATGACCCGGCTCGGGGCGCAGGCGCAGGCCCTTGGCGCGGTGCTTGATGCAGATGCCATCGCCGCCATGCGCCGGTCGGAACTGGCGCTGGTCAGCATCGGTCAGGTCTTCACCGGCGTGCGCAACCGGATCGCTGTCGCGCTGGCGCCCACGCTGGAGGCGGTGGCCAATGCGTTTGTCGCCCTTGCGTCCAGCACCAGCCCAATCAGTCGGGCCTTCGATGCGGTCCTGGCCAACCTTGATCGGCTGGCCACCTACGCCGGGACCTTCGCCACCTTCCTCGCTGGACGCTGGGTCGCGGCTATGGCTGTCGCAGCACTATCAGTGCGCGGGCTCGCCACCACGCTGGTGGTCCTGAAGGGCGCCTTGATCCGCACCGGGATCGGTGCGCTGATCGTGGGCGCAGGTGAACTGGTCTATTGGTTCAGCCGGCTTGCGTCTGGCGCAGGCGGCTTCGGCGAGGCGATGGGCCTTTTGAAGGACGTCGCAGTCGAGGTCTGGGACCGGATCAAGATGGGGGCATCAAGCGCCGGGGCTGCGGCCACGGCGATGTTCTACGATCTCAAGGCCGATGCGGCTTCAGGCATGGCCGGTGCCATTGAGAGTGTCGTTGGCTTCGGCAACACGACGGCGAATACCTTCGAGGGTGCACTCTTAGCTGTCCGCGAAATCTGGTCGCGCTTGCCGGATGTGATCGGGGATCTTGTTTTCTCGGCCGCGAACCGCATGCTCGACGGGATCGAAGCCATGCTGAACGGCGCGATCGCCCGGATCGACGCCTTCACAGGAAAGATTCGCGATGCGCTGGCGGCGGTCGGCATCGAGACCAGTTTTGGCGAGATCGGTGAAATCAATCTCGGTGACATCCCCAACCCGTTCGCAGGCGCCTCCGCAGATGCCGGAACGGCTGCGGCAGAGGCGTTTCGCCGAGCCTTCGAGGACAACCCGCTCACGGCCCCTGACCTTGGTCTTGACGCCATCGCGACCGAGGCGCTGGCAACAGCCAACACCTACCGCCAGGCGGCTACCGATCTCGCCAATGGCGCAACCGCCCCGCTCACCTCCTGGGGCGCGCTGCGCGATGCCTTGGCAGGCACCGGCGAAGACGGCGCGGCGGCCCTCGACGAGGCCACGGCCTCGGCCGATCGGTTGACGGAGGCCATGGAACGAGCGGGCGATGCGGCGGGCGGCGGGGGCGGAGCGCGCGGTGGGGCCGCGGAGCGGATCGTCACCGGTTGGCGCGCCGTCTCCGAGGCACTGCGCTCCTATGCCACCGACGCGCTCGACTGGGGCAAGGGGCTGGGCGAGACCCTGACCCAGGCCTTCTCGGGAGCCGAGAGCGCCTTCCGCAGCTTCGTCGAGACCGGCAAGCTCGACTTCAAGGGACTGGTGCGCTCGATCCTTGCCGACCTCGCCGTGCTGGCCTTCCGCCGCGCGGTTCTGGGACCCCTCGCCACTGCGCTGGCGGGCGTCTTCGGCGGCGGTAGCGCGATCGCGGCGGCCGTCTCGCATGCCGGTGGCATCGTCGGGCTCTCTGGTCATACCAGGGCCGTTCCCGCCGCTGTCTTTGCCGGTGCGCCGCGCATGCATACTGGGGGCTGGGCAGGCCTTCGTCCTGACGAGGTACCGACGATCCTGCAGCGGGGCGAGCGGGTCTTGTCGCGTGCCGAGGTCGCGCGCGGCGGAGGTGGCGCCAGTCCTGTGGCCATAAATCTCAATGTGGATGCACGCGGCGCGCAGATGGGCGTGGCTGAGCAACTGGCAACCGTCTTGCGCAATGCCCAGCCGGAGCTTGAGCGGATGGCCGTGGCAGCGGTCGGCACGGCCATGCGGCGGGGACGTCTGGCATGAGCGTGATCGTGGAGCTGCCGCGCACCTGGGTCGCGGGGCTGGAACGCCGGCTGGTGACCGCTACGAGCCAGACGCAGTCGCCCTTCACCGGCACCACGGAGGTGCAGGACTGGGGCGGGGAATGGTGGGAATATGACATCGAGTTCGCAGCCCAATCGGGGCCGCTCGCCCGCTCGGTCTCTGCGGCGCTGACCGCGCTCGGCTCGGGGCGCGGCCTCTTGCTCTTCGCCGATCCCTCGATCGAGGCGAAATCCCTCAGCCAGACCATCACGCTCGACATGCCGGTCTCAGGGGGCAACGTGCTGCAGACCACGGGCTGGTTGCCGGGCCTGCCCGCGCTCGCCTCCGGGGATTTCCTGTCGATCGGGACCGGGCGGCAGACGCGGCTGCACCAGGTGGCCTTCGATGTGACGGCGAACATGAGTGGCATCGCCGTGGTGACGCTCTTTCCAGCGCTGCGCCAGGCACTGCCTGCCGGAACGGCGCTCGAACTCAACCGCCCGCAGGTGCTGTTGCGCCCAACGGCACCGGTGCCGACCCGCATCGAGCGGGTGGCGCGTCACCGCTTCACGCTCTCCGCCCGCGAGGCTCTATGACCCGGGACATCACGACGGAGCTCGCGGCAGCCCTTGGCACGGGCGAGCTCAGGCCCGCGATCTTCTTCGAGGGGGAGTTCCCGTCGGGCATGGTGCGGATCTGGACCGGCCCAACGGCCATTGATTGGGATGGCAAGAGCTGGACCGGGGTTGGCGTGCTTCTGGGGCTCGGCACGCTCGAGGAAACCTCGGATGTGGTGGCGGCCGGGACGACAGTGTCGCTTTCGGGCGTGCCGCTCGATCTGGTGAGCCTCGCGATCAATGAGGCGCGCCAGGGAAGCCCCGGGCGGATCTGGCTCGCGCTTTTGACGGAGGACCGCCAGATCATCGCGGATCCTGTCCAGGCCTTCAGCGGGCGTCTCGACGTGCCTGAGATTGCGGAGGATGGGCAAAGCTGCCGGATCACGATCAGCTACGAGAACCGGCTGATCGATCTCGGGGTGGCGCGCAGCTGGCGTTATACCCACGAAAGCCAGCAGGTTTTGCACCCGGGGGATCGTGGGTTTGAGCATGTCACCGCGATCCAGGACCGCGAGATCACCTGGGGGCGGGGATGATGCGATGCTTCTGTCACCGAAAAGGGTTCACGATCCGCAGCTGGCCTTCGATCTTGAGGCCATGCTGCATGTCTTCGGAATAGAGTGTCTCGCAGCCGGCCTGCAAGGCTGCGGCGATGATCATGGCATCATAAACGGACAAGAGGTAGCGGGCGCCAATGGCACGTCCGATGTCATGCGTCCCGGCATCGAGCGGAGCGATGAGGCAAAGCTGTCGAACTCCGTCGAGGAATTCTCCGGCCTCGGACCAGCTCATGTGGGCTTTACGCAGACAATTGACCAGGGTCTCGTTGAGGACCTGCACGCTGATGATGCCGCCGGTGCGGAGCAGGCGCGCTGCGACATCAGATTTTGGGCCGTCATCAAGCAGGTAGAGGATGACATTGGTGTCGTAGAAGTCAGCGCGCATGCGCTTCGTCGCGGCTCAGCCGATCCTCGGTGTTCAGTTTGCCGCGGAACTTTTGCAACGCCTCGAGCACCTCTTCGGGGCGGGGTTTGCGCAGGATCTGAAGGCCGGCGTCATCTGCCCGAATATTGATCTCATCGCCGGCCTTAAGGCCGAGCTTGCGCACGAGATCTGCGGGCAGTCGGACCGCAAGTGAATTACCCCATTTTGCGACATGCATGAGGGACACCTCCCGATGTATAGACATGTAGACAATGTATATCCAGATAGGCAAGACCGCAAGTCCGCCAGCCGCGTCCCCCATTGGGAGCAGGTGCTCGCCACCGCTGTCACTCAGGCCGAAGCAAGGCCCTTCGCCTGGGGGCGGCATGACTGCGCGACCTGGGCCTTCGATCTGCGGCGTGATCTGACGGGCGGCCCGGACCACGCCGCGCTCTGGCGGGGGCGGTACCGAACGCCGCGGGGCTGCCAGCGGGCGCTGCGTCGGCTGGGCTGGCGGACGCTCGAAGAGGGCGGCCGGGCGTTGCTTGGCGCGCCGCTCGCCGATCCCCGGCTTGCCCAGCGGGGCGATCTGGTTCTGGGCGGCGCGCCGGAGGCCTTCGGGGTCGTGACGGGCGCGCGCGCGGTGTTCGTGGCGCCCGAGGGGCTGGTGAGCCTGCCGCTCTCGTCTTGTCGTCTTGCCTGGAGAACCTGACCCATGCCGCCAGTTGTGCTCGGTGTCGTCGCTCTTGGGGGTGCTGCGATCGCCGCGGGCGGTGTGGCTGCAGCGTTCGCGGCGACGGGGCTCGTGGGTTTTGCCGCGAGCTTCGGGGCCTCGATGCTGCTCTCGGCGGCGGCCCAGGCGCTGATGCCGACGCCGAGCCTGGGGCAGATGGAGATGAAGGCGCGCACGGTGACGGTGCGCGAGCCCGTCATGCCCCGCGAGATGGTTTATGGGCGGGTCCGCAAGGGCGGCGTGATCGTGTTCCTGCATTCCACAGGGGCGAAGGACAAAGATCTGCACCTCGTGGTGGTGCTGGCAGCCCACCGCGTCAAATCCATCGGCGCAATCTATTTTGAGGGCGAGCAAGCGATTGATGCCTCAGGAGCGGCACAGGGCCGTTGGGCTGGCAAAGTCGCCGTCGAGAAGCGCCTCGGCGCGGGGAACCAGACGGCCTTCGCAGGCCTGATCGAGGCGGCTCCGGAGCATTGGACAGATGCTCACCGCCTTGCGGGCTGTGCGGCGATCCATCTGCGGCTGACCTACGATCCTGACGCATTCCCGGGCGGGATTCCGAACATCACCGTGGACATGGAGGGCAAGGACGACATCCTCGATCCCCGCACCGGCACGCGTGGCTACAGCGAGAATGCCGCGCTCTGCGTCGCCGATTACATGGCCGAGCCCGCCTATGGGATCGGGGCCGCGATCGGGGCTGCCGACGGGATCGAGACGGAGAGCCTGATCGAGGCCGCGAATATCTGCGATGAGCAGGTGCCGCTGGCCGAGGGCGGCGCGGAGCCGCGCTACAGCTGCAATGGCGTCGTCTCGCTCTCGGAGACGCCCAAGACCATTATCGAGGCCATGCTGACGGCGATGGCCGGGCGCTGCATCTGGCAGGCGGGGCAATGGCGGCTGCGGGCGGGCGCCTACCGGGTGCCGATGAGCACGCTCACGGAAGATGATCTGCGCGAAGGCGGCCTGACGCTCACCACGCGGCAGAGCCGGGCCTCCAACTTCAACGCGGTGCGCGGCCAGTTCGTGAGCCCGGAGAACAACTGGCAGCCCGATGACTTCCCGGCCTATGCCAGCGACGTGTATCTGGCCGAGGACGGCGGCGAGCGGGTCTGGCGGGACATCTCATTGCCCTTCACGATCTCAGCCCCCATGGCGCAGCGGCTTGCGAAGATCGAGCTCGAGCGGGCCCGGCGGCAGATGCAGGTGAAGCTCTCAGGCAAGCTGAAGGCCTGGCGGGTGGCGGCCGGCGAGACGACACGGCTGCGTTATGACCGCTGGGGCTTTGGCGGCGCGGACCTGCCCGAGGGCAAGCCCTTCGAGGTCGAGGCGATGCGACTGGACCTGAGCCAGCTCGGGTCGGGCCCGCGGCTGGCCCCCGAGATCCTGCTGCGCGAGACCTCGCCGCTGGTTTATGCTTGGGATGCTTCCGAGGAGCGTATCTACGCAGCCGCCCCGCGCACGACGCTGCCCTCGGCCTTTGACATCGCGCCTCCGGGCGCGCCACAAGGGGAGGAGGAGCTCTACGTCACGCGGGACGGCTCGGCGGTGAAGGTGCTGTTGCGCATCGGCTGGGAAGCGGCCCCTTCGGGCTTTGTCGATACCTATCAGGTGGAGACACGGCGTGACGCAGAGGCCTGGATGGACCGGGGCCGGACCTCGGGGACGGTGCTGGAACTGCGCGACATCCGTCCCGGGCAATGGGCGTTCCGGGTGAAGGCCATCTCGGTGCTCGGGGTGTCCTCGGCCTGGCGGGAGGGCGCGCGCGAGGTGGTGGGGCTGACGGCACCGCCGGCAGCGCTCGAGGGGCTGACCATCCAGTCGGCCGGCGGTCTTGCCGTCCTCAAATGGCAGCGCTCGGTCGATGTCGATGTGCGGGTGGGCGGCAACGTCATCATTCGTCACAGCAAGGACCCAAATGCCTCTTGGGCGAACTCGACCTTGATGGATCGGGTCTCAGGCGGCGAGGCGATTGCTGTCGTGCCGTTGAAACCAGGGACCTATCTCCTGCGCGCCGAGGATAGCGAGGGGCGGATTGGCCCCGTCAGCACGGTGACGACCAAGGGCGTGCAGATCCTGAGCTTTGCGCAGCTCAACACGCTCGCGGCCGAGCCGGCCTTTGCCGGCGAAAAGACGCATCTTGTGGCGAGCGGGGGCACGCTCAAGCTTGCAAGCGCGCCGGATGCGCGCGGCAGGCCCGAGGTGCTCTCGCATGAGGGGCTTTACGCCTTCCCGGATCGGCTCGACTTCGGGGCGCTGAGACGCGTGCGGCTGCGCTCGGACATTCTCGTGGGGGCGGCGGCGCTCTCGGATTACATCGACGATCGGATGACGCCGATCGATGTCTGGGCCGACTTTGACGGCTCGGAGGGGGCGGATATCGATGTGGTCCTCGAGGTCCGGGAAACCGACGACGACCCGGCCGCGGCGAGCCCGGCCTGGGGCCCCTGGGGGCGGATCGACAACAGCGAGATCGAGGCGCGGGCGGTTGAGGCTCGGGCCTGGCTGAGGACGCAGGATCCGGCCTTCACGCCGATCGTCTCCGAATTGCGGCTCGTGGCAGAAGAGGTGGTGTGATGGCGCAAGCGCCCGGCTTTGTGATCCTGAACGACAATGGCGCGGCGGTGCGCGCGCAGATCAACCAGGTTTTTGCGGCCCTGGCCTCGACCAGCATCGGCGGCGCAGAACCCCCGGCGACAGTGCCGGGCATGCTCTGGCTCGACACCAGCACCACGCCACCCACGCTGCGCATCCGGGATCTCTCCGACAGCCGCTTCGACGCGCTGCTCGATGGCGGGGAATACTGACATCCCTCATCCGCACCGACTGACACATAACTCCGAGGGAGGCGCCCATGACTGAGCCGGGCTTTTTAGAAACCTTGAACAGCTTGTTTGGCGGGGCGGTGACGACCCTGATCGGCGCCTTCACGGGACGGCTGATGTATCACTCAGGTGAAGTGAAGCTCGGCAAGCGCCGCTTTTTTGGCAAGGAGCTCTTGTGGGAGATCCCTGTTGCCATTGGCATGGCGATTATTGGCGAAGGGATTGCGCGGTATTTGGAGCTTGGCCAGCCTGTGAGCACGGGGCTTGTGGCGATGCTGGCCTATCTGGGCCCGCGGGGCGCGGAAGCTCTGCTGACGGCCTGGCTTTGCCGCAAGAAGTGAGCCGCACCGCACGCTGCTGAACACAACCACGAACACACACATCCAGCGCTGCTCTTCGGGGCGGCGCTTTCCATTTGCAGGAGAGAGCATCATGACCCCCTTTGAAATTGCCCGAGGCTATATCGGCACGACCGAGGGTCCGGGGCCCAAGAACAACCCGGTCATCATGGAGATGTATGGCTCTGTCGGCCATGACTGGGTGGAGCATGACTCTGTGGCCTGGTGCGCGGCTTTTGTGGGGCATTGTCTGGAGAAGGCCGGCATTCGCTCGACGCGCAAGCTCACCGCACGGTCCTATCTCGACTGGGGTGTGCCGGTGGAGATCGCCGACGCCCAGCCCGGCGATATCGCAGTGATCCCGCGCGGCTCGTCGAGCTGGCAAGGGCATGTGTTCTTCATCGAGCGGATTGAGGGGGCTTGGGTCTGGGGCTTGGGCGGCAACCAGTCTGATGCGGTCAATGTGAAGCGCTACCCGGTCTCGAAGCTCCTCGGCGTGCGGCGGGCGGGGCATGTCGCGGCGTCGGCAACCTTGAGCGTGCGTGAGGTCCAGACCCGCTTGAAGAAGCTTGGATACCATGAGGTTGGCAATATCGACGGGGTGATCGGGCCACGCACGCGCGCGGCCATCCTCGCATTCCGCGATGACAACGATCTCGCGCGTGTCCCGATTATCGATGTGGCGCTGAGCGAGGCGCTGGAGCGGGCGGCCCCGCGGGCGGTGGCGCCGGAGCGGGCCGCTGGCGTCCCGGCCGAAAGCCGGATCGTGACCGCCGCCAATGCCCAGATCGGGTTGGGGGCGATCGGTGCCGCGGGCAGTGTGGTCTCGCAGATCGCCCCTGCCATCACCGAGGCCGAGGGGGCGCGGGATCTGGCCGAGCGCTTTGCTATACTCGTCGGCCTCGAGGAGGCCCTCTCCATCGTCCTGCCGTGGCTGGCCGCGGCCGTGTTCCTCGGCGTGATTGTCTACGCCGTGAAGGCACGGGCGGCCCGGATCGAGGACCACCGCACCGGGAAAACCCCGTGATGTGGCGTCTCGACACGCGCTGCCTGCGCCTTGCCGGAGGGAGTTCGGAATGATCACCACCCTCTTCGCTGGCCTTGGTCGTCGCCTCGCGCTTTGGGGCGCGCTGGCCTGTGCCATCACCATCGCCGTCTGGGTTCTGATCCGCCGTGGGCGCCTTGAGGCCGAGGCGACACTCGCGATCCGGCGGGCCGAGGCCCGTATCCGGGCGCTGCAAACTTCGAAGGACATCCGCCATGACGTTCAGACCACTGACCGCGCTGATCTTGAGCGCCGCGCTGACCGCTGGATGCGGGATTGATCCGCGCGCGTTGCGCGAAGACTGCGATTGGGGCGAACCCATCCGCCCGTCGCGTCACGATGTGCTGAGCGAAGGAACACTTTCCCAGATTGTCGTACATAACGAGATCGGGGCGAGGCTCTGCGGGTGGCGCCCATGAGCATCACATCCATGACCGAGGGTCCGGCGATCCTCATCGGCTATCCTTGGCGCCTGCAGATTGAGGCCGCGGCCCCCGTCTTTGTCGAAGGCGCGGCCTATGCCGGCCAATTGCGCGCGCGGGCAAGCGACCCCGCTGTGTTGACCACGATCAGCAGTGCCGAGGGCGGCGTCTTGCGCGTGAGTGATACGGTTCTGGAATTGGCGCTGACGCGTGAGCAGACGGTAGGGCTGCAACCTGGGCGCGTCGTGCTGGACCTCATTCGTGTGGATCTCGATCCCGATCTGCATCTGGGCTTCTTCCTCGAGATCCCTGTCATGCTGCCCGTGACGCGGGGGCTTGCGCCATGAGCCTTGCACCATCCCAGGCCGGACCCATCAGCATCCGTGCGCCTGTGGCGGTCCGCATCGCGACCGGCCCCTACCGCATCCGGATTGCGGGCCAGCCCGGCCCGCAGGGTGCCACGGGCCCTCAAGGTGACAAGGGGGATCAGGGCCTGCCCGGCGTCACCGTTCTTCCCACCGACACCCCCATCAACGGAGGCTTCTTCTGATGGCCAACACGATCCAGCTCAAGCGCCGCCTTGCCGGCAATCCCGGGGCGCCTGCCGCGCTCAAATCGGGCGAGCTCGCCCATAACGAGGTCGATGACACGCTCTATATCGGCAAGGGCGATGATGGCGCGGGCGCGGCCACGGCCATCGTGCCCCTGGCGGGCCGCGGGGCCTTCGCCGATCTGACCAGCCCCCAGACCATTGCCGGAGCCAAGACCTTCTCGATTGTCCCGAAGTCTGCGCAGGACGCGAGCGCCAGCACCGATCTCGTACGCAAATCGCAGCTCGATGCGGGGCTCGCCGGCAAAGCGGCCACCAGCCACACACATGCGATCTCGGAGGTGAGCGGGCTGGAGGGCGCGCTCGACGGCAAGGCGTCGACATCGCATAGCCATGCCATCGCCGATGTGACGGGTCTGCAGAGCGCGCTGAACGCCAAGGCGCCGCTGGCCTCGCCGGCGCTGACCGGCACGCCGACTGCCCCCACGGCCACGGCGGGCACGAGCTCCACCCAGATCGCCACCACCGCCTTCGTGCAGAGTGCCCTTGCCGGGCTCGGCGCGGGCGACATGGCAAAATCCACCTATGACAGTGACAATGACGGCAAGGTCGATGCGGCTGAGGCGGCCGACAGCGTGCCCTGGACCGGGATTACGGGCAAACCCTCGAGCTTCACCCCCGCCACGCATAGCCATGCGATCTCGCAGGTGACAGGGCTGCAGAGCGCGCTGGATGCGAAAGCGCCGCTGGCCTCGGCCGCGCTCTCCGGCACGCCGACCGCGCCGACAGCTGCGAGCGGCACGAACACCACCCAGATCGCGAGCACCGCCTTCGTACAGGCGGCGATTGCCGCGCTGGTTGACGCCGCCCCCGGCGCGCTCGACACACTCAATGAGCTGGCCGCGGCCTTGGGCGATGATCCGAACTTCGCTGCAACCGTCACCAATGGGCTGGCGGGCAAGCTGGCGGCGGCTTCGAACCTGGCGGATCTGCCGAACAAGGCCACGGCGCGGGGCAACCTTGGGCTTGGGTCGATGGCGACCCAGAACGCCAACAACGTCGCCATTACCGGCGGCAGTATCACCGGCGTGGCGCTCGACGGCGGCACGTTCTGATCTGAAGGGACGCCCCGACAGGGTTTTGTCGATCCCTGCTCAAGCGGCACGGCATCGGTCACCTCGGTCGCCCGATGCGCCTGCGCATGACCCCAAATCCCGCAATCGCCTCAGATGAGGCCAGGAAGGAGACGGCCAGATGGCCAGTATCATTCGTATGAAGCGTTCTTCGGTCGCGACCAAGGTTCCTACCACGGCCCAGCTGGATCTGGGCGAGCTGGCAATCAACACCCGTGACGGCAAACTCTTTCTAAAACGCGCCGATGGCAGTGAGGAGATTGTCGAGGTCGGCGCGCGCTGGGGTGCCTTTACGGCCCATGCCAGCGGCACGACCCTGACCTTCCGGCACAACGGTACCAACATCATGACTATCGATGCCTCTGGCAATCTGACGGTGCTGGGCAACGTCACAGCCTTCGGGAGCCCGTGACCCATGCCGCTTCCTACAACAGGGCCGCTGTCGCTCAGCCAGGTGAACACCGAGCTGGGCCGCCCCGCCACGGCCACGATCTCCCTTGGCGAGGCTGCCGTCCGCAATCTGGCCGGCGTGCCAAGCGGTCCGATCGGCAAAGCCAGTCTCAGGGGCAAGTCCGCGCAGTTCTCGCACACGATCACCGCCCATCAGCTGCACCTGAACTTGCGCAGCTACCTGCTCGGCCAAGGCTGGGATGGGGTGAGCGCTGCAACGATCACGATCGCGTCCGGTGTTTACGTCTGGTCCGACAACACCTCGGTTCCCGCGCTCGACATGGGCGGTGCCTTCCCCGGCGGGCTTACGTTGATCAACAACGGCTTCATCATGGGCAAGGGCGGGGATGGTGGCTACATGCAGGCCGATCGCACCACTTATGTTGCCCCTACGGCTGGCGGGCCGGCCATCGCGCTCCGGGGTCCGATCAGCATCGACAACAGCAGCGGCTACATCGGCGGCGGGGGTGGCGGTGGCGCCGGCATGACGGGGTCGCCGATCAACATCCTGATTACAGGGATCCACAGCCCTGGTGGGGGTGGCGCGGGCGGAGGGCGGGGTGGCCCGATGCCTTATGGAGACACAAGCAGCACGGTTCTTGGTGGCTTTGGCGCGGGCGGCGCCATTGGCCAGCCCGGTTCCGTGAGCACCCAGTCGAACAACTGGAGCGGCCAGACCATTGCGACCCATGGTGGCGCGGGCGGAGCGAGTGGTGCCGGCGCAGTCCAGGGTGGTGGCATTTAGAATATCAGAGGACAGGAGAGAGGCATGGGAAGCGGAGGCGGCGGTGGTCCACTCAAGATCGGTGGAATCTCCGGGCAGGGTGGGGGGCGTATTCTGCCGGGCGCTGTAGGTGGCGTCGGGGAGTTGATCCTCAGCAGCCCGCGCACGGATATCAATGCCTCAGTTGCAGCGGGATATCTTGACCGGCGACCGGTCCCACCGTTTGGGTTCAGTTTTGACACATTGTTCACGGCTCCGGGTGGCGCACCCGGTCAACCCGGTCAGGATGATGGCTTTGCGGTCTATGTCTACCGCAATGCGAGTGACGGGACCCTTGCACCGATCAAACCGCTCTCGGGCGGTGGGGGTGGTTGGGGCGCTGCCGGAGGTGCTGCAACACGATACCTGGCAGACCTCACGGTCCAGGCGAGCGGCAATCCCGGCGCGGCCGGAGGCAAGGCCATTGCAACCAACGGCAACGCGATCACTTGGCTGGGTGGGTCCGGCCGCGCTTATGGAGCCATCGGATGAAAACCTCCCTGCAGTTCTTTAAGGACATGGGCGTTTGCGACGGCGCCTATGCCTTCCTCGAGGCCTGGTTCACAGCCAACGACCTCGAGACCTACGACTATCTCGCGGGCTACGCGCTGCTCGAAAGCCTGCCCGAATTCCATGCCGCAGCCGCTGAAGGCGGCCCCGGCCACGACACGGTCGCAGGCTGGTTGCAATGGGCGCACGACCTGCGCATGCGGCCTGCGGCAATCATGTACTTCGGCGATCACATCGATGAGACCCTGTTCCGCACCCATGACGGTCATCTCCATGAAAGTCTCGCGGCCGCCCAGGATCACCGCCGCCGCGTCTTTGCCGAACTCCGCCGCGACCATGCCGCAGTCCGCGTGATCAATGGGGTGCGCCTGGGCGAACTGGGTGCCGAGGTCTGGGAGGTCGTTAATCCCAGCACTGATGACTTAGCCGGATATGATGCATTTGTCTGGCATGACAGTAAGACCGGGCTTAACCACCGCACTGCCAGTGCAAGTGAGGCTGTCGCCTTTGATGCGGCTCAGGCGGGGGTGCTTCATGCTATCGATGCGGCAGAGGCAGGCGCCGGGATTGAGAGGAAGATCACGGATGAAAGTGGGATGTTCAGTGTTTGGGTGGGGGTCTAGCGACAGCGCTGATGGGGCAGAATGCATGTCATGCCCTGTCGTTCAGCTCTGCAAAGGGTCCTGCATGTTCCTCGAGGGGGACTTCTTCAAGCAGAGCTGTGCGAATGAGTTTGCCTTCAATATGGGGATCATGATGGCAGCCATCTGGCATTTGACGGGGATGGTGGTGGTCAATGTTTATGCAGTCGGCGGTCGTAAATAG